ACGCACTGCACCATCAATCACCTCAACAGCTAACTCTTCTCGAGTCAAGGCTTTTGAACGCAAATTTGCATGTAAACTCTTGAATATAGAATCTTCATCAAGAGCTCCAAAATACATTTTCACATCAGGATTAAAAACATTCTTCCTTTTGAGAAAATCTGCATCTTTATCATGCATATACGGAGTGGGTTCGGATGTTTTATCCGGCATAGTAAACTTCATGTCCCTTTCAGCCAAGAAATGAGCGTAAGTAATATGATTAAAGGCATCAAAACCTTTCTTCACACTTCCTTTAACATCATCTCCATATGTCATCAGTGCAACAGCACTGCGAAAAGAAGGAACAGGTGACATCTTCGTCTTTAACAAATGGAAAAAACCACATCTGTTCAACAATGAATTTGCCACAGAATTTATATACACCGTCAAATTCTGTCCGGAAGGATTGGAACCAATAAGTTGGAGTAAGGTTCCATTATAGGCCATACATGGATAACACACTTCAGTGGCAATACCTTGCATAATCTTAATATCATCATCAGAATAATTTCCTGATGCTTTAGCAAGATCAATTAAGATACGAAATGCAGCAAACATAATCTGCGCAGGCATGCGCAAATCATATTTACTGTAATCACCAGCAAAAATGCGATCCTTTCCATACTTTGTTATAAAGGTGGAAAGTTCATTCCATTCTGGCCCTTGAGAGTTAATGCCAACAGCACATTCCGACAGTAATGGGTGTAACGTCAAGAAACGTGCAATTGGCAAAAAATACTGACGAATTGCTAATTGTAAAGCGATGGGAGCAGATTGAAAAACACGAACTTTATCCTTATCTAAAGGAGTAGGTTCGTCCTTTAAACATCCTTTAAAAACAGGATATCCACGCTCACCACGCAACCAACAAGCATACAGCCGATCGACTTCATCCCAAAACATGCTGTCTAACTCAGCAGGACATGCATGATCGGGATAATCAGCAGGATCTAAGTAAACCATAAATGATGATTTAGGCCCTACTAACGGATAGCCGACTGCAGTAGAAGGCTCCATATGGTCGATAAATCTACGTCCGTCGATACCACACAAGGTCTCCATGCGTGATAATGGACGAATTTCATCTCGAATCCATTTCTGTTCAATGATTTTCTTCCGTAAAGGTTGAATATAATCGCCAACAGCCCATTGTAAATAAATACCTTCAATGCCAACTGATGGACACACAGCATGCTTCAAAGACTCACGCCATGGTTTCCAATTCGGTCGGAATTGCGGTTTTCCCCATTTCTGGGGAACTTTACAAACTTCATGGACTGTATCCGAAATCAGCGATGGTTCTACACTGGAATAGGCTGTCACACCACCAGTACAGGATCCATACACGCGAAAATTAGATTTTCCTTCCAAATAATTCACTGGACTATTACCATGGACTTCATTTCCAAGAAAAAACTCTTTGCCATATAAAGTAGTTGGCATCGTACCCTCATTCAAGGATAACATAACATAGTTTTTCTCCTTCAATTCATCCATGGCATTTTGTACTTGTGTTTGATTTACTGTACCTAAAACACCTCTCGGAGTTCCAGTTCTCCCACCTAAATGGAAGCCGGCAATAACACAAGCCTTACTACGGGTTACAAATGTACCCATACACAAACCAGTAAACGTAGGTATTGACAAATTATAAGCGGCACCTTTAAAAGAACTTTCACGATGTCCAACCATTCCTGGTTGTATATTTGCACTAGCTTCAACAGTACCACCATTACCATCACGGAAAATCATCGAACATAAGCCACCACGTACATCTTCAATAGGTAAATACTTCACCAAATCAGCATAATCTCCACCACTAGGCACCCAAACAACACAAAAATCAGTGTCTGGTATTCTCACCATAGAAGTGGAAGAAATTATAGCATCAAAGGTAGATCCTGTTAATTCAACCGATGAACGTGTCAATGTAACTTTCAGTTCTCCCTGAATAGGAGTCTTCGTGTCTGCATTTTCAAACCACATATGATATGGCATCAAAAGCACATTGGAGGCTATAAAAATGCCTCCAGATACACGATAACCACCCTTTGTAGCAATGCGTAAAAAGACTTGATTCTTATGAACCTTGCGTAACAAATGGTCCACAGATGTTGTCTTTTGCAACACACTAGTTGGTGTGTTTAATACATCAACTTTTTTCCAGGGATTAACTTCAGAATCACGTTCAGCAACATCATCAGGCGACTCGGGATCTAATTTACCATGCGTCTTATTAGCCGCATTACGAAAGCCCTGCCAAATCTTCAACAAAGTATATATTGTACCGGCAGCTCCTAAAGCCGCTAGTACATACTTACCATGATTATCACGGACTTGTTTAAAGATAGTAGGCATGGCATCGTTACGTTCCAGTATCTCAGAATGAACACGTTCACGAACAGTACTAATCATTACACCTCCACGATAAAAAACACCAAACATTGGTAACAACCATGCTGGGTTTCGATAAGAGGCAATGAAAAACATACTTGCTAACGTTACAGTACAAATAGCATCTCGCTTAATACGTTGCATAATGTGATCACGCATGGCATAATTAACAAAGCGTTTACCATAAGGATGTGTCAACAACTGACGTGGAATGACATTAGTCCAGGAATACCACAAACTCTTTTCCAATCTGTCTGCGGCCTTCACTAGATTCTTAGTAGCCATTCGTTCAATAACAGTGCCTTCACGTTCCATAGCGTCTTTAACAAATCGGGTTAATTTATTACCAACACTACGTAGTGCAGCTCCAAACATGAAACCTACAAAACCAGAATGTGGTTCACATTCCACACATTCTGGTTCTGCACAGTCGCAATAACCAAAAGGAGTTCCACACTTGCACATTTTAACGCGCGCTGCAATATTACTAGTTTGCTTTACCAATATTTCCTGGTGAGCAAAATACTTGCGCGACTGTTTTATCATAAACTTAATGAAACGGTGAATGTCTATACTTTCAAGCAATTCACCATCATCAGTCATAATTTCATGTGCAATAGTATCAGGAGCTCCTTTAGTTGACGCAACAGGTACTACTCTCTCAACAGTAATGTTCCATAAATCTGGAACTAAAGGAATGTCAACAACACCAGCATCATTAGTATAATACTTGGAAACTTTGGCAGAGTCCAGTTGTTGACCAACAGATCCAGCTAAACCACGAGTACAAAACTCTGGTTTAACAGTCACAGTTACTGTCAAATGAGCACGTCGTGCAATGGAAACAGGTTCATTGGAGTATGTTGGGGCGCATAGATCTTTTACGTTGGTTGTTAAAACGACTACACGTGGTTCAATAGAAACTTTACCTTTCAACTCAGCTTCAGCCATATTTGCATACTGACGAACATTGTTACAAATTTCAATAATCTTGTTAGTAGGTGATTTTTCCACGAAATCGGGTTTTGTGTTTCCAATATCATCCATAAATAAACCGTTTATGAAAGAACGGTAATTGGACATATACTTATCCGATTCGTTTAACGTGGCAAGCATTTCATCATTGGCACAAAAACCATTAGCCAACAAACACATAACCATGGATATTGCTCCAACAGACGATTTTCCAACGCCTGATTTCCCAAAAATATTCATGGTAAATGGAGCAATACGTAAGCCACCTTGGACACGAATAGAATCAAAATTTGCCTTCAATTTACGCAATTGAGATAAACGATCGAAAAACACTCGTTTTTCCCACGTACCTTTAACAGTAGCATGGAAATCACTAGCTCGCTGAATCAGTGCTGTTAAGCGCTGATCAAATTCGTTCTCATCAATATTTACAAACTTGCGCAAATTACCAGTTTTAACATGTTCAATATTAGACACAATAAAGCCATATTCTTCGTCAAACTCTCTCGCTTCAATATCTGAATATAATAACGGTGTAACAGACTTCGTAGTAAAGCAAGCATAACCTGCTTCTACAAAGTATAACACCGTTTCAATAGCGGCATCAACAAGGTCAAAAGCACCATAATGTTTTTCCATTGCTGGAATACAAAAGGCTTTCACACCTCCTAAATGCCATTCAAATGAAGCAGCTTGACAAAGACCAAGTGAAATACAAATACTGATCAACGAAGAAACCTTCTTAAAGAATGGGTTAGTAGTCACCAGTCGCCAGTTTTTCATACTCTCGCGTAGCATGTCCAACCATGCGGGTTTACCACCATGAGGTTCCACTTCTCCACTGTCATCTTCCTCATCAGGAGCAACCAAAGCTTCAAAAGCTTTATAAGCTTGCAAAGCAATTGACTCTGTATAATGAGTTTTCAAATACAGTAAAAATATGGAAGTGGCTTGCGTGTAAGAAGTACATTCTAAAAGTGACGTAGTGAGAAAAACTAATGACTCAATTCTAGACCAAGTGATGGAATCAATAGGAACACCAATCTGAGCTGCTTGTTCTTTCAACACAGAAATATGTGAAATAAAAGCAGCATGTGGCTCATTCTTCTTGAGTTCTTTAGTCTGAATAAAATCTTTACGGATCTTCTCAGTCCACTTCTTCTTGCACAGTTTGTTCTTACGCGCATTGTTGTTACGTTCCTTTGCTTTCTTCGAACGATTATATTGAGCACGACGCGCTTCTTTTTCATCTCCACTTTGCGGGCTTGGAGGATAAAGCGTGCCATGCTTGAGAAAACAAGCGGTCAATCGTTTACGACGTTCAGGATATAAACAATACTGAGTATTCAATAATTCAGTAAGTACATCATGTTGTTGAATTGCCGTAAATAAAGGATCGCGCGTAACGTAACATCTAGTACACGCACCAACATCATCAGGCGAAGACACTGATGATACAGTACTTGCGTTCAAACATTGCAACGTGTACAATGAGAACATAGAAGGCAAACTACCTTCTTTATCCAAATAATAGGTGTAGGTATCACAAATTTCAGAAGCAATAGTTCTCGGTGCCGTTACTACAAAAGTAGGCCCCCGGACTTGGGGACTATTATTTTTTAGACTCCTCAAGGAGGATTCAGCGACAAACGACATGGATGAAATGACAATATAACATCATTCCATACCACATCATTAACCGCATGCTCAATTAAAAATTGAGCACGAATGGTCAATGAGAACACAGGCGTCATCATTTCACAGAAATGACTAACCTGACTATATAATGGAAAATCAAAGATATCCACCATAGCCAACAGAATATTCAATGCAATAGCCGACACTCAAACAAAATAAAATCTTTTCCAATCACTATCACGTGCTTGTTCTCTTATAAAAAGAATCTTTAAAACAAGATTGGATAATGAAGTTTCATTTAAGAAATGTTTGAGCCTTACTTTAGAGCAAAGCGACTGCTGTATTCAGTCTTGTGGTGGGGCCCTAATAAAAGGTCCCCTGGAATTGGTGTGTGGCCCGCACACACACGGCCTCGCTATTATAACCGGCGAGATCGGGGATGCTAATTTATTTCGGGCGCCAGCTAGCGCAACGCAGAATATTTTCGTATATTATTTCTCCGGTGAACATATATTACAATGAAAACCCGGATACACTAATCTGAACTTGACAGGTAAGTGAACCCGTAAAAAGGGGGTGGTCGTATCGTGACCAAACGTATGTTTATGTAATGCATATCTGATAAATAAAGTTATGTTTTAAACTAGAAACTAGGCTTCGAAAAGCCCAGAAACAGTTTCACAACTCGATCTAGGCTTCGAAAAGCCAAACAGAGGCAGCTGTATACTGCCAAATACATTAGGTAAAGTCTCACAGGGATAGCC